ATGGTCAACAGGGCAAGATTGAGACTGCATTTAACGTAAATCTAAATTTAAATCATTTATTAGCAGATATACAGGACGTTAGGCAACGTATTAATGGTAGTTTTTATGCTGATTTGTTCCTTATGTTGGCAAATGCTACTGATACTAGGATGACTGCAACAGAAGTAGCAGAACGACATGAAGAAAAATTATTAATGTTAGGTCCAGTACTGGAACGATTACATAATGAATTATTAGATCCATTAATTGATAATACCTTTAACAGAATGCTTGAAACTGGGTTAGTACCACCTGCTCCAGAAGAGTTACAAGGCATGGAATTAAACGTAGAATTTGTTTCTATGTTGGCACAAGCACAACGTGCAATTGGTACAAATAGTGTTGATAGGTACGTTAATAATATGGGTATGGTTGCCCAGATGAAACCTGATGTTTTAGATAAATTTGATTCTGATGCATGGGCTGATGGTTATGCTGATATGTTAGGTGTAGATCCTAAACTTATAGTTGCAGGTGAGCGAGTAGCCAAGATACGTCAAGCAAGAGCGGAACAACAACAAGCAATGGCACAACAAGAAGCACAACAACGTGCTGTAGAAAATGCAACTAAATTAAATAATAGTAAAACTGGAGAGCCATCTATGATGGACATGATGAACCAATTTAGCGGTTACAATTCACCATCACCATTGGAGGTATAAATGGATTTAATTGATCTTAAAAAAGACCCACAACCTATAGATAGCAATGAAATGTTTGACGAACCGATGTATAGCTACGGTTTGTGTATATCGCTTGGTAGGGAAGAACTAGAAAAGTTAGGAATAGAAAAGTTACCAGAAGCAGGTAGCGAAATGATGATTAAAGCTATTGCTTATGTTAAGACTGTTAGGGAAAGCAAAGAAAAAGATGGTGTTGAACAGAATGTAGAGCTACAAATTTGTGCAATGGGAATTGATCCTATTGACAAAACAAAAGATCAAGCCAAAGGTTTGTACGAAACCCAACCCAAACCTGCGATAAAGGCAACACCTGTTGCTAATACCTCAACTTACTTAGCATAGGAACTTTATGACTTACACGAATCCAGATTATGCCAAAAAATCGCCTGAGTTTAAAAAAAATTTTAAAAACATGGTTGATCAACATAATGCAAATAAAGCAAACAAAAACAAAAATAAAAATAAAAAATCTAAATTAGAACAATTTGCTGAAAGACTTTATGGAGGTAGCAACTAATGGAAGGTGCAGAAAAAATTATTCCTAGAAAAATAGAGAATAAAATAAAATTAATACAAGCCAAACAAGAAGGCAATATGGCATCTAAAAAAGATCTAAAAGATTTAGAAAAACTTAAAAAACTTTACCCTTCAATGTTTTAAATTATGAAAAATCAAGGATTATGGGCAAACATTCATGCAAAACGTAAAAGGATTGCAGATGGATCTGGAGAAAGAATGCGTAAGAAAGGTAGCAAAGGTGCTCCAACTAACAAAGCGTTAAAAGATAGCCAAAGCAAAAAAGCATAAGGTGTGACCGTAACACGGTTATGACTAGATATATTAGAACATGAGTGAATACAATCCTCTCGACCTCAAGAGTCAACAAAAATCTAAAGACAATAAAAAGTCTGAAGAAAGAATTGACCGCCAAAATGAAGAGTCGGACATCAAATGGTTGATGAGCAGCAAGAGGGGTCGCAGATTAATCTGGAGACTTCTGGAGCAAGCAGGTGTTTTCCGATCATCGTTCAACACTAACGCAATGGCAATGTCATTTAGCGAAGGTAACAGGAATTATGGTTTGCAAATACTAAACTTAATCCACACTCTCTGCCCAGAACTATACCCGACAATGATTAAGGAGCAAAAAAATGTCAGAAACGCTGATGACGGAAGCCAACCAAACCAATGAAGGCAGCACACAGCAAGCAGTAGAAGGAACACAAACTGAGCAATCAGTTGAAACTACTAATACTGAAAATACACAGCAACAAGCTGAAACTGTAGCGGATCAACAAGATTCGGATGAATCCTCTGTTGAAAGTGAAACTAGCGAACAGGAAACCCCAGAAGGTGCTCCTGAGAAATACGAGTTCAACGACAAGGTGGCTGACGCACCAGAGGTACTCGACCCCGATGTATTAACTGCATTCGGTGAAGTCGCTAAAGAACTTGACCTGCCACAGGAAGCTGCACAAAAAGTATTAGACAAAGTCGCACCTGTAATACAGGCAAGACAAGCAGAACAGGTTGAAAAGGCACGAGTAGAATGGGCAGAAGATTCAAAATCAGATGATGAATTTGGTGGCGAAACTTTTGATGCCAATCTAGAAGTTGCAAAATCAGCCCTTGATGCTTTCGGTACTTCTACTTTTAAACAGTTGCTGTCAGAATCTGGCTTGGGAAACCATCCCGAAGTAATTCGGTTTATGTACCGAGCAGGTAAGGCAATTAGTGAAGACAGTTATGTTGGTAATTCTCAAGGTGCTAATGCTAAAAGCAATGGTATTCCAAAAGATTTTAACGGCATAGCAAATGCACTATATTCTAATCAGCAAAACAAGTAAGGAGTTATTAAATGGCTACACTCTCAACAGCAAATTTAACACTAGCGGATTGGGCAAAAAGATCTGACCCAGACGGTAGAGTTCCAATCGTTGCAGAACTGTTATCACAGAGCAACGAAATACTAGATGACTGCGTTTTTAAGGAAGGTAATTTACCTACTGGTGAACGTGTAGTTATCAGAACAGGTTTACCCGGTGTTTACTGGAGAGCATTAAACCAAGGTATTCCATCAAGCAAGTCAACAACAGCACAAATTGATGAAGCTTGCGGAATTTTAGAAGCACGTTCTGAAGTAGACAAAGACTTAGCGATGTTAAATGGTAACACCGCACAATTCCGTTTATCTGAAGATACTGCGTTCTTGGAAGCAATGAACCAGACTCAAGCTGAGACAATGTTCTACGGTAATCCCGGAACAGATCCTAAAAAGTTTCTAGGTCTTGCACCAAGATACGGTGATCTTTCCGCAGATAATGCTGTAAACATTCTTGATGCAGGTGGATCAGGTTCTGATAACGCTTCTGTTTATCTAGTTGTTTGGGGTGACAATACTGTTTATTGTCCTTTTCCAAAAGGATCTAAAGCAGGTTTAACACACGAAGATCTTGGTGAGCAAACTGTTTACAATAGTGACGGTACAAGGTTACAAGCTTTTGCTACTCGTTACCAATGGAAAAACGGTTTGGTTGTTAAAGATTGGAGATACGTTGTTCGTATTTGCAACGTTGACATTTCTGACCTACTTGGTAGTGCTAATACACAAACTGCTGCTGCATCAACTAACTTAGTTAAATTGATGGCTAGAGCATTATACAGAATACCAAACATGGCTATGGGAAGAGCAGCGTTCTATATGAACAGAACTGTTCACTCAGGCATGAGTATTGCTGCACTTGATAAATCACAAAATGTATTATCAATACAAGAAGGTTTATCTCAGTTTGGATCAGCACAAAGCTACTTATCATTCTTGGGTGTTCCTCTAAGAAGAGTAGATGCACTAATCAATGCTGAAGCTCGTGTGACTTAATAGTTACAAGATATTTATTTCTATTTTTTTGGAGAATTTCTTAAAATGATTACAGACAAACTGCTCCGAGTGAGCGAAGATCAAGCATTAACTACAACTGCTGTTTCTACAAACACTATTGATTTAAGTGTTGCTAGAGATGTAGGTGAAGGTACTGCTTTGTATATGAACTTTGCAGTAACAGAAGCACTAGCTAATGGTACAAGCGTAAAGTTTGAAGTTATTAGTAGTGCAGCAGCAAACTTAGGTTCTCCTACTGTAATTGGTAGCACCGATGCTATCCTTACAGCAGCATTAACACTAGGTAAAAATGTAGTTGTTCGTATTAACCCAGATATTGCTGGCAAAGGCCAAAGATATTTAGGTGCTAGATACACAATTGCAGGTACTTTTAACGCTGGTAAAGTTACTGCTGACGTAGTAGAAACAATCGGTGACGGTAGGAAGTTCTATGCTTCTGGCTTTACCGTAGCTTAAACTAAAAAAGACTTATGCCTATTTACAAAGCAAAAATTAAGTGTTTCGTTGGTCAATCCATGAGAGAAGCTGACGAAGAATTTGAGTATAACGGAGAGTATTGCAAGCATCTTGTATTGATTAGTGGTCAAGAACCTCAGACACCTGTAGCGTCTACTACACCTGTGGAATCTGAAGTAAAGATAACTAATTTAGAATTGATGACTAAAGCAGAACTTGAAGTTTATGGTCGCACTATCGGTCTTGAACTTGATAGAAGACAAACAAAAGATACTCTTATTAAACAACTTGAAGCAGCTAGTAAATAGGTTTAGTCTTCTTATTTGATTTACAGGGGGCTAGTAGTATTACTGCTATCCTCCTCTTTTTATAGGAGATGTAATGGCAACTGAAGTAGATATTTGCAACCTTGCCCTAGCTCATTTGGGTGATGATGCAACAATAGCTTCGCTATCCCCACCAGAGGGATCAGCACAAGCTGAAAAAGCTGCACGTTTTTATCCAATTGCTAGAAACAATTTGTTAGAAATGCATAATTGGAATTTTGCAGCCAAGCGTGGAAATTTAGCACTTACTACAAATACATTAGATCAATGGGATTATGCATATGTTGCACCTGCGGATATGATGTCTCCTGTTGCAATAATATCTCCTACTTCACAAAACGATTACGCTACAAGAATGTCAGCAGGGGATACTCCCGGAGGAATAACATCTAACTATGCACCGACAATTGTGGCAGG